GGTGTTTCAACTCAACTTACAATAACAATTTCACAGGCGTTGTCTGTTGGCTGGTATTGGTTGGCGATGAATACAATCACCGCAGGTTCAACAAACACTTTCACTACTGCTTCTGGTGCTGTATATAACTCATATAATCTTGGTGCTTCAGCACCTTCTAATAACTACTTTTCGGGATATTCAGAAACAGTTAACGCCACTAGCGGTTTTGCTACAGCAGTATCTCCAGCAGGCATCGTTATCACCACACTCGTATTTTTAAGGGCTGCATAATGGCAACAGAAATTGTGTACGGCTTAGGTGGCTACGATGAAACAAAACCTAACAACAATGTTGTTGAAGTAATTGATCATCCTGACGAAACAGAAAACAACTAGTTATGCCATACGGAATATCTAATACACAACCTGATTGTGCTTCTTGGGCAACAGTAAAAAGTTATGACAACATCACAGAAACAATAATTTGTCATATAACAAAACAAGATGCAATAGATCAAATGGTTGCGTTATCGATTGCAGAAAATGTTGAACCGTTAGGTGAAGTTCGTGTTGGTGGTGCAGAGGAAGTTTTGATTGTTGATATTGATGACACCTTGCTTAGAAATGGTGTGCAACCAATACAAAAAGTTATTGACTATGTAAACAACGATTATCCCGAATATTTTATTGTCATTGTTACAGGCAGAATGGAATCAGATCGTGAAGCAACTGTTGCTGCGTTATCTGATGCAGGCGTTATGTATGACAGTTTGATAATGAATGATGACACATCTATTCCGACTTCAGAATATAAAAGAAATGTTGCAGAAGGATTGATTGCTGACGGAAAAACTATTGATAAAGCAATAGATAATGATGCTAATGCTCGTGAAGCGTATGCAAGTTTAGGTATTGAAACTGTTGATCCTTATGAACTTGATATGGCAGATGAGCCAACAGAAAATAGTTTGCGTGCAATCAATTTGAAACCACCTGCGTTTATGCGTGCGAACGCTAAACGAGGATTGCAATTACATGAACAAGGTTTTAGTGGTGATGGATTGAAACCACAAACTGTTGAGGATGCACGCAAAATGGTTTCTGGTGTTGTCACAGAGGAAAAGTGGCGCAAAATTGGTGCGTGGATTGCAAGACATATGGTCGATTTGGATGCTGTTCAAGGTGATGAAATTACTGCTGGTCTTGTAGCAATGTTGTTGTGGGGTGGTGGTTCAACTAAAAGTGAAGCACAAAGAACAATGAATTATGCTTACGGTATTGTTGAAAGATTAGACGCTATAGAAACAAACTCTGTAAAGAAGTATGATTGGCAAATTATGAGCGACACGATGCAATGGGTAGCAACAGACATAAACGAGAAACGCAGTATTGCGTATTCCAATTTAGAGTTGCGTGCAGAGTCAGACGGAAACACCATTGTTGGATACGCTGCAATTTGGGATTCTCCTTCAGAGCCAATGCCATTTATCGAATATGTGAAGCGTGGTGCGTTTAGTAAAACTTTGAATGATGGTGCAGATGTTCGTTTGCTTGTAGATCACGAGGGCGTACCGTTGGCACGCACAAAATCGGGAACAATGACATTGGTTGAGGATGAAAGAGGTTTGCGTATGGAAGCAAAACTTGATCCTATGAATCCTGATGCTGCACGAATTATGTCTGCTATGAAGCGTGGCGATCTATCGCAAATGTCTTTTGCTTTTCGTACTGTGAAAGATAATTGGAACAATGACCGTAGCGTTAGAGAGTTGCGTGAAGTGCAACTATTTGATGTTTCGGTTGTAACTTTCCCTGCATATGAGGAAACTGTTGCAGAGTTGCGAACAAAAAATGTGTGTGTTACAGTTCCCGTTACTACTGGTGTGCTGTTGCGTAAAAACGAAATAGCATTACAGAAGTATCGCAGCCGTTAGTCAGCCGATCCTAGAACGGATCACTACCTCTAACACTCGTCAAACCATAAACCGATTTGACCATTGGAGGTCATATGTCATTTAGCAAAACACTTATTGAAAAGCGTGATGCTGCACTATCAAAGGCTGAAGCCATTGTTGCAGTAGCACAAGCAGAAGCCCGTGAACTTTCACCTGAACAAGATTCAGAAATTGCTTCCGTACTTGATGAAGTTCGTTCATTGGATGAGCAAATCAAAACGCACAGCGAATTGGAAAAGCGTTCAGCAGAAGCAGCAGAACTTCGGAAAGAAAACAAGTTCGATGTTGCTGTTGCAACAACTGTTGTTAAATCAGAGGCAAGAACTTACGGCGCACACGCACCAACATCATTTTTGAAGGATGCTTATGCAGCACAATTCAATAATGACTTCCAAGCACAAGGTCGTTTGGCTCGACATATGCAAGAGGAACAGATTGAACGCCGTGATGTCACTTCAGCAGCGTTTGCTGGTTTGATGGTTCCGCAGTTTTTGACTGATCTTGTTGCACCGTTTGCTCGTGCAGGTCGTGTAACAGCCGATCTTGCTCGTAAGCATGAATTGCCAGCACAGGGTTTGACTCTTTCTTTGAGCAAAGTAACTACTGGTACTGCAACTGCACTTCAGACTGAAGGCGCAGCAGTTCAAGAAACAGACATGGATGACACGAAACTTGATTTGACTGTAAAAACTTTTGCTGGTTTGCAAAATGTTTCTCGTCAATCATTGGAGCGTGGAACAAACATTGATTCGCTAGTTATGGCTGATCTTGTTTCGTCTTACAACACAGTGTTGAACACGGCTGTTGTAGCAGAGTTGTTTTCTTCAGCAGGTCAAAGTGTGACCTACACTGATGCTTCACCAACTGTTGCAGAGTTGTATCCAAAACTTGTTGATGCGGTACAGAAAGTTCAAACAACTTTCTTTGCTGGCCCGAATGTGATGATTATGCACCCACGCCGTTTAGCATTTATCTTGGCTGCGGTTGATGGTCAGAATCGCCCATTGGCAGTACCAACACCATCAAGTTCAGGACAGCCTGCATTTGCTTACGGTTCAGGTGCAGTTCAGTACGGCAATAGTGGTTACAGCATTCTTGGATTGCCTGTTTACACTGATGCAACTGTCGCAATTAACAAAGGCACTGGAACAGATCAAGACACAATTTACATTGGTAACACTCAAGAGTTGCACCTGTGGGAACAAGGTTCGGGTGAGCCAATGATGTTGCGTTTTGAACAACCAAAGGGCAATGAACTTGATGTTCAAATGATTGTTTACGGATACAGTGCTTTCACAGCAAACCGTTATCCAAACGCTTGGGCACAAATTAACGGAACTGGTTTAGTAACACCAACCTTCTAACTTAAACTTACAGTTTGGTTAGTTATGACAGACCGTCAGCATCTTTTTGAGGTGTTGGCGGTCTTTGGTATTTACCGTGTATGATTTGCGCATGAACAAACATATTGAAGCACTACTTGTTGAGCGTGCAGGCTACGAAAAAAGAGGTTTAACAGATCGTGTTAAAGCGGTTGATGCTGCGTTGCGTGAACTTGATTTTGACCACAAATATATGGTTGAAACAGAAATTGAAACAACAGCCTTTAAACCTTTTGTTGAGCGTGCCATTGTTAAGGAAAATAAAAAGCGTAAAGGATAAATAGTGGCTATATCGAATGGTTACTGCACGTTGGCAGAAGTAAAATCAGCGTTACGGGTTACAGATTCTATTGATGACTCACTTATCGAGAACGCTATTGAGGGTGCTTCACGGCGTATTGATGGTTACTGTGGCAGATGGTTCTATAAAACTGCAAGTACGGCTGTGCCTATTTATCCTTACGATCAGTTTCTAGTTATTTTTCCTGCCGATTTAGCAAGCACAACTGTCACAATTAAATCTGATACAGCAGGAAACGGTACTTATGCAACAACTTTGACACAGGGAACAGATTATATTCTTGAACCTACTGATGCACCATTGCGAGGCAGACCATATCAACGGGCAAGGATGTTGGGTGGCAAAACTTTTTCGTTAGAAGTAACACCATCTTTTCCTACTGTTCAATGCACGGCTGAGTGGGGTTGGAGTGCTGTTCCTGATGATGTTCGTGAAGCATGTGTTTTATTGTCTATGCGACAATTTGCACGCTTGAACGCTGCGTTAGGTGTTGTTGGTTTTGCTGATATGGCAATAACGGTTCGTGCTGTTGATCCTGATGTGCGTGATCTACTTGCACCATACAAAATGTTTGGTATCGCATAATGACTGCAACAATCACTCAGGTTGCTACAGGGTTACAAACTAATCTTTCAACTATTACAGGGTTGCGTGCAAGCGCATATCAACCTGAGCAACTTAATCCACCAATGGCATATCCTGTTTTAACTACTGTGAATTATCATCGTGCGTTTCAAGGTGGCGATGTGATTATGGATTGGGTTATTCATGTTGTTGTTGGTCGATACACAGATAGAACAGCGCACGCTGCGATGGATGATTATCTTTCATATTCAGGTAGCAAAAGTATTCGTGCAGCATTAGAAAGTGATCTAACGCTAGGTGGCGTGTCACAAACTCTAGTGGTATCATCGGCAGCAGACATCAGATCACTCAATTCTGCTGATGCAGAGTTTTTAGAAATACAGTTCACAGTTCAAGTTCACGGTTAGGAAAAACATTGGGAACATACAAAGTTTTGTCAGACATTTTTTCTTTAGGAAAACAGGGTGACACTATAGACAGCAACCTGTTGGATGGATGTAACATTCAAGCATTGGTTGATGGTGAACACATTGTTGAAGTCAATACCAAAACATCTAAATCACTAACAAGCGAAGTGGAAAAATAACATGGCTGTTCAAGTTTTAACTAACGCAAGTATCACAGCAGGCGGTACAGATATTTCGGCTTTGTCGAATAGTGTTACTTTGAATTATGAGTTTGATTCTGTAGAGGTAACAGCGTTTGGTGGCAACCATCAGTTCACTGGTGGGCTGCAAAACAATAGTGTTGAGATTTCTTTGATGCAAGATTTTGCTTCAACAAAAACTGAAGCAACAATTTTTCCTCTTGTCGG